GGCGGCACGCCCCCTCCCCTGCGCGTGCTGCGCCAGGGGGTAAGGGGCCGCGCGGAGCGGCCCCATGTCACGCCCTCGCCCGCGCACTACTCGAGGCTCCGTTTTAGCTGGCGAGCCCGTATGTCTTGTAGCTTGCGTCTTACTTCCAGTCGCTCTGGAGTGTTGTTTGCCCAGTGCTTACTTGCTTTTTCCTGTCTCTGGTCTTTGATGTTCGCAAGCTGTTCCGGCTCGTCTATTTCGTAGAGCCTGTCGTAGTAGCGCGGTGGGCGTGTGTGCTTTTCGTTCACGATGATCGAGTCATCTCGATAGATCGTGTCCTTGTATTTGTCGTAGAAGGCTTTCCCTATGCCTGGCCTTCGCGACATGCTGTTGAATTCTGGTTCCAGCATTTGGTGAGGTGTGACCTCTCCTGTTTCTTCGTTGACTTTCCATGTGACGGCGTAGTGTTCGTCTTTTTTGTGTCCGTTGATTTTCTTCATGACGTAGCGGGCCACGTAGGCGGCGCTCTCGAATGTGAGTTCGCCGATCTGGTGAGCTCCGTACGTCCATACTTTCCCCAGCTGCTCACTCATGTAGAGCTGGTCTCCTCTGTCGGTGGTGCTGACGTGTTCCTTGTCTGGGAAGTCCCATCCGAAGAGGCATAGATGCAGGTGGGGTCTTCCGTATTTGTCTCCGTATTCTCCGCACGCGTAGAATCTCACGGCCTGGTCGTTCTCTTTCCAGAGTCGTTTTCGGAGGCGTCGCATGAACGCCGAAACGTGCGGCTTAACCAGGCTCCCCAGAAAGGGAGATTCTCGTCGTCGTATGTCAGGGTGATGAACGAGTTTCGTTCGTGTTGCGCTGCCTCGTGCATGCAACGCATTGCCCATTGTCGGCTCCGTTCGAGCCGACACCCTCTGCATTGGCCGCAGGCCAGTTTGAGAGCCGTGTCGCCACGGTCCCCCTTGCGGGGGACCATGACGACCCTGCCGTCTTCCGTTCTGACTGCGGGCATCGGCTGAATGCACGCCATCTAGAAACGGATGCCGCCACGCATGGGGCCTTGCCGCGTGTTGGCCTTGTGGGTCCTCGAGGCCGACTTCGAGAACATCTTTCGAGACTTCTTTCGGCCGATTTTCTTGCGTCGCATGGCGCTCCTCTCAGGGCCTCTGAGGCCCGGGACAGTTTATCCTCTCGATCTTAACTGTCCCCAGTGGTCCCCGTCCCGTCGGGGGCCACGTTATTAGGTGACAGGGGGGGTTCCCCCCCTGTGACCGTATCTGTCACTGGCTGTGCCGGCTTGGCACGTTTGTTGCCAGGGATCAGTCCCAACTCTCTGGCCTCGGGCACGTTCTCGGGATTTGCCATGAACGTGACGAGCTTGGTTGGGTTGTTGTCGAACCGTCGTCGGATGTTGGAGGGCAGCTCGAGGAAGGCCATCTCGGCCGCTCGTACCTGCTCGACCGCTTCTTCGTAGCTTGTCACGTTGGTGAAGTCTCCGTATTTCGGTTCGCCCTTCGCGAGGTGTGCGACGAGTCCCGTCGCCTGGAACTTGCGAAGGATTTGATTGACGTCGCATTCGTTGGCGAATTCGGGCCTGGTCCTTCCGGGCCCGCACGTCAGTTTGGGTCGTACTCGTTCCGGTGTTTCATCGGGCATTCTTGTATCTCCTCTTTCGCTTCTGCCAAGCTTCGAATTGCTTCTGCTTGATGATTTGCGAGCTGGGTTCGCCTCCCTTGTTGAGGTCGATGCCTGGTGCTCGCTTGCGGTTGATCTCTTCGAGATCCTTTGCGCTGTTGGTTTCTCCCTCGAACAGTTTGTCGAGGGGATCTTTCCATACGCTTTTGGCGCTGTTCCACATTTGTGCCGCTTCTTCGTAGATGTCGCTGAGCACTTTTTCTTTGAGGATGGCGCCGGGTACGCCGGCTGCTTCCTTTGTCGCTTCTGCGCGGGTCTTGTCTGTTTGTGCGTCGATGAGCCCTTGTTGTGCGTCGGCGACGTTGCCTTGTTTGCCTCGTAGTTTTTTTTCGGATGCTGCGCTGGTGCCTCGAGCGTAGTTTGCGCCGAGGTCTGGGATTTGGCCCATTGCTCCTGATGGAGCTCCTCCTGGTGATTGTCCGTATGCCAGTGCCGGGTTGAGCCCGGCTTTCTTGAGGTCGGCGACCTGATACTGGTATCGGTTCTTGTACATCCTTTCTTGGAAGTCGCGCTGTTTGGCTGCTTGGCGTGCGCTGAAGCCGCCACTGATGAGTCCGCCTGCTACCGCTCCTATCGCGCCCATTAGAAGTGATCGATGAGACCGGGCACCGAGTAGGTCGGCATCGGTCGTGCTGTCTTGAAGTTGAAGAAGCAATCGAGGTAGAAGTGCGGTTCTGTCGGTACTGCGACGATTCTGGAGATAGGCGGATTTTCAATGATGAAGTCTTCCCCCAATGTCGGCAGGCTCCCGAACTCTTGCGCCAGGTGGAAGATGTCTTGCGTGTTGGTGTAGGTGCTTCGCATCTGGCTTGTGATGATGCTTGGCTTGTACCTGTATTCGGCGAATCGTTCTTGGTAGCCGAACGGCGCGTAGTCGCCTGTGCCTGCGTCCGGGTCTCCTACGCCTGTTGCGTAGATTTCGTAGTTGAGGACTGCCTGCTCCCCAATGTGGGCCAGGGCAGGCCAGTAGAAGTCCCACCGCGTGCTCTTGGTCCAGTGCCTGTCGAGTCCTTGCTGGTAGTTCAGGTCCGCTCGGATGCTCGCGAAAGCGATCACGACCGAGTGCTCGACGAAGCTCTTTGTCCATCTTCCCTTGTTGTTGTTTGCGGTAGCGAACGCGCCGAGCGCGCCCATTTCGCCCTGGCCGATTGCGGTTACGCCGCTGGTGTTTGCGACGGGATTGATGTTGAGGTCGCTACTGCCTCCTCCCAGGTACTCGGGTCGCTGGAGTCGTGCGTCCGGGCTTGTGACCCCGAAGTGACTCTTGAGGATTTCTGTCCACCGTGTGCCGCCTCGTGCGTCCCTTTCGTATAGACGCTGAATCTGGAAGGCCAGGCGGAGCTGGTTGATCGTTGCTGCTGTGGCTCCGCTCAGATCGGCCTCGAGGGCTGGTTCGTCCCAGCGGAGAACTCCGGTTGTGGATGGGTTTGAGGACAGGTCGAGATTGGCTCCGGTTCCGCCTCCCGCGACTCCTCTGAGTGCGAGGCCCGTGCTTGCTCCTCTTTGCATTTCGATGTCTACGTCGACGCCGACGACCGGTGCCGATGTACCGAGTGGCAGGTCTACTGCCGGTCCCTTTTGGGGCCAGGGCAGGCATGACGTGAAGTAGTCATGCCGTTTGCCTCGCGGTAGCAGTAGGTTCGGTGTGGTCCCGTAGTATTCGTAGTCTGCTGCGTCGTCGGGACCGTCGTCTGTGTTGATAGGCATGCTGTCTTGCAGGTTTTCGTCCCTGTACCACTCGTTCCAGATGAGATTCATGCTTCTCGGCACGAGGGCGCTGATGTACTGGTGGTCGATGTCCGGCGGAATGCCAAAGTAGTCCCAGACGCTTTCTGCGTCGAATCCTCCGGCCGGTACCGTGACTTCTGGGACCATGTAGTCGGTCGTATCTGTCGGATTGTCTTGTGCGCCGTTCATCCTCTCCCAGTTTTCCCAGACCAGGCGGTAGGGCACCGCCCAGAAGTGGATGTCGAGTTTGATGTTGTCCATGATCGGTCTGAGCTGGGTTGCCATTCGTGCGAATAGTGTTGCGTCCATTGTGAACGTGTCCCCGGGCAACGCATGGTCGACGAATACCGGTGTGAGCACGCCTGCGTCCATCGTGGTCTTTGTTCCGCAACTGCGGTCGAGTTGCGACCGCGGGATGTCTGCCCGCGGAATCTGTGCGAATGAGTGCTGTCCACCTGTAGTGCTTCCGAGTTTCATCAGTGTGACTCCTTAGGCGCGATTCGGCCGTCTGTGAAGGTCTTGGGCCTTGCTTGGTTGTAGTTGTGTTCGTTGACCTGGTGGTCGTTGACCTGGTGTGCGGCCTTTCTGTGTGATGCGATTGTCTTGACGTCTACGGCTGCGATGACGTGCTTGGGGCTGTCGAGTACGTCCATCTTCCCGGTGAGTTCGTCGAATCTTCCGAGTTCGTAGAGGTGATAATCCTCCGCGTATTTGCGGAAGTCGTGTTTCTGGTCGTTGACGGCCGCGGTGAATGCTCTTATTGCCTCTCCGATCGTTCGCATGTAGAACGGCGGTAGATATGCTTCTGCTTTGTCGTCTCGTACGGTGAAGATTCGGTTCATTTCATTTCCCCTTGAAGTGTTTGGTGAACCAACCCGCCAGGAAGCTGACGAATCCTACGATCAGTTCTACCCATTGTCCGTCTATGATTTTCGGTTGCATCGTTTTATCCCTTGTTCTTTCTCGGTGGAACGTAAACCGTTTTAGTCCCCCGGCCGCCCCCT